ATCATGGCGCATCCCATGCCACCGCCGTGTATGCGCACTTTATACTCACCTTTATCCTTTAGCGCTTTCAGCTCTTCGGCTGTATACTCGGATTCCAGCGGGTAATTAAAGTATCTCGCCCCGGTATCGTTCTGCAGTTTACACACGCATGTCCTGCCTCTGTATATGTTGTCCGTGTCGCGATGTGCATAAAAGCCAAGACAAACCTCCTTCGGCACATCCAGCAGATTGATAAGCGCGTCCTCCGGCAGAACAACATCGTTGTCAACCATCAGCACATAGTCTGTTTTCTTATCAAGTGCCATCTGCGCGATTCGGTTTCTTGCCGTTGCACAATCATATCCACGGACATATTCAAACAAAACATCGTGCCCCGATACATCAAGGTCATATATCGCCTTGAATGTATCGGGATAAATGTTCTCAAATGTCGGAACCGCTATCAGTATTTTCATATCTGGTTAGTTATGCTCCTGTCGCTCCGGTTGCTCCGCCTGCACCGCCAAAAGATACTACTGCGATGCCGTCAAGATACTCTGCCCACAGAGCCATACCCATGAGCGCATAGGATTCACCAACGGCCGTGCTGTAATTGCCCTGTGCGTGGAAACCGATCAGATTGGTCTCGCCCTGTACTGTATATTCAAGACCAAGACGCGCAAACTCACTGTCGCCCGGATCAACGTAATACAGATCAATGTTCTCGACCGGTGTCGCAATAACATCGCCGCGAGCAATCTTGCCAGCCGGAAGAAGGAACAGGGTGCTGTATCCCATGAAATCTTTGATGTATGTCAGACCGAACTGTGTCTGCACGGTGATCTGCGCCGTTCCCAGATAGTCATAGGCATCCAGAATGTTCGCAAAGCCAACGACCTGCGTTACATCCTTCTGGATTGTTGCAAACTTATTCAGGACAAGACCCTGCGCTTTTGCCAGCGCGTCCTGCCATGTTGTCGCACTGCCTGTAAGAGAACCGGTGTTCAGGAAAGTATAGAATCTGCCAAGAACATTGTTCTGAAGCTGTGTCAGGAATGCATCATCTGACTTTTCAACAGCGATCTCCGCACCGTACTTATCAACGTCTTCAATCGGAACAGCCTTTGCATACTTCTCGATTGTTAAATCGGCTTTTGTTGCCTGAGTGATAGTCGCCTTGCTGTACGGAATCACTTCGCCCGGATCAACTGAGCCGGATTCAAGAGCAACAGATGCGGTATATGAAATCAATGATGTGCCAGGTGTCTTCCGGATCGGGCGCATAATACCAAGAATGTTTCTCAGCGCATCCCAGTTGTCTCCGAATCTGGATACAAAATCTAATTCTCTTGCTGTTACACTTGTGTATACGTTCGGCAGGGAATCTCTCGGATTGGTTAATGTTTCTACGCTTGTTGCAGCCATATTTATTCTCCTTTGCTCAATAAGTCATTCCATGCTTTCTGGCGCTCACTAGCACTCAGAATGTATCGTCCGTGCTCGTCTTTTTTGTAGATATCCGCCCTTGTCATGGTTTGACCGCTACCATTGCCACTTGGTGGCGTTTCTGTTTTGGCACCTTCGGTTCGTGTCTTGACAATAAACTCGCCCCACTCTTCCTCGATACCTTTTTTAAGTTCCTTGGCATTTTTGACCTTGCCATCTTCCAACTCGACCGCATCAATGTCTGAAACACGAATGATCGCATCCATGCGCTTCTCAGAAATGCCGACCTCTCGGAGTAACGTGCGAAAAGCTGTTTCCCTCTCCTGTCGTGTTTCTTTTGCCGCTGACTCCTTCTTGAAGTCGGCAAATTCGCCTTTTAATGCTTCGTATTTCTCCTTCCATTTGTCAGCGGTCGTTGCATTGTCTTCGGCGGTCTGCATCTTGTCCTTCAGGTTCTCGATCTCGGAGAGTTTGTTCTTGTAACGCTCCTTCTCGACAAACTCATTGCCGACAGTCTGCCGGATAGCCGACACAATTGCGCTGATAGCTGATTTCGGAATAGAACCGTCTTCTGCTACGTGTTGTTTGATGATTGCTTCAAAATCTGCCATATTATTCTCCTTCTCGCAGTTTTACGTGAGTGCTACACTGAGATGTTCCCGAAAAAGAGAAAAAGCCCCAGCCAAAGCCAATAGCTTCAACCAGAGCTTCCTTACGTGCGAACGCAGTTGATACGTTCATTCGGGAGCGACCCGACACGTACTCTTTTTCCCTATATGCAATTTTAACATCGTGATAATCGGTATTTCAATTATCAGCCTAGCCTACTCTTCAACGCTCTTTCCACGATCCCCACATACTGGCTCTTGTAATCGTTTGCCGCCGGTCGCATGTATCCCTTGCCGCCGTTTGCCGCTGAAATCCTGCTTGTACCCATTTCCTGATAGATCGCATATTCCACATTGGTGCCCACCACTACTGTGTCATCTCCGTCCATCTGGTGATCAATGCTGTTCCGCAGATTTCCCGTATCGACCGGAGCGAGTGACTTTGCGTTCTTTGCACACTGCGCACCGACCAGCTCCAGCGCACCCTCGATGGCTTCATGTGCGATCCTCTCGCATTTCGGAAAATCGTTCTTTTTTACCGTAAACTCAACGCTCATTTTATTATTTCCCCTTTTTCTTTTCTGGCTTAGCAAGAGCGTTCTTCCAGTCTTCATACTCCTGTTTCAGCTTGTCTGTGTTTCGGTGCGACATATCGGTCAGATCATCGTTCTCAAGACCGGGAATCTTCACCACAAGCGTACATCTGCAGTTGTAGACCTCTGCCGGTGTGCCGGATGGATCGCCAGGATACTTGATTTTGTTGCTGAACTCGTCATCCATGTCAACAATCTCTCCATCAAGCATCCTGTGGCTGTGTCTGGTGCGTCCGTCAAGCGTTGCCATCCATTGCTTCTGGATATGCATCCCTGTTTTATCCTGTATTCGGTTCAAGCCATCCAATCTGCCTGCGTTTTGTGCTGCAGTCATCATCGTCCTGGCATTCCTGACCGCTGCTCTATCATTCATGTCTGTAACAGTCTGCAGTCTTTTGGCAATCTTCGTGATTGGTTCGCCCTGAAGCACTCCCTGAAGGATAGCGGATGTGATTTTCTTCTCATTCCACTTCACATCCTTCGGTTTTGATCCGTCTTTTGGCGGTTCACGCTTCGGCAGCAGTATTTTGTTCTCTCTGGCAAGCCTTTTGACCGTATCTTCGCTGTAAAGAGTGAACGCTGTTGACATTTTCGTCTCTTTTTCGCCAATAAATGTGCCGTAATTGAAGTTTTCTGCGTACACCTTAGGCATTTGTTCATCTATGATGCCTTTTGCCCTCAAATTTGCGTTGTGGTAATCCACAGCAAGGTTCTCACGCATCTCCTTCCATCTCTGACCGACCATTGTCTGCCCATACAGCCATTCTTTATACTTTTCTTCGGATAATTCCCCGTTTTCGACCTGTTTTCGCTTCTTTTCGTTGTTTACAGCGGACCGCTCCAGGCATCGCTCCATCTTTTTCTGGATTTCGGCTCCAGCCTGTTTGTATTCACGTGCCAAGCGCCGCTCAACACGCCTGATCTCTTCATCTGTGTATTCGTGCGCCGGATCACTCATTTACTGCTCCTCTTCTTCGGTGTTTTCCTCTGTCTGCTCTTCCTCAAGGCTTGCCTGTCTCTCGATCTCATCAGCATCCATCTGCTTCAGCACATCATCAACCTTGTCAGCATCACCCAGAAGCGTCATGACCTTTGTTGTGACATATGTGTCATCCAGATATGTTGCTGCCTGCATGAGCGTCTGGATCTCCTCTGTTTTGTTGACGATATAAGAACGTGAGAAGGTCGGTGTATCATCAATGCCAGCCAAACGCAGGATGTCTCTCAGAAACTCTTTCACACATTCCTCATACCGGTCAACCTTGCTGGTCATCGGCTCATATGCTGCCAGAATCTGCGTTGCGGTCACGTTTCCGGCTGAAATCTGCTTCGTATCAAGCGCCATTGCGTCCTCATACAGGTCTGATCTCAGTCTGTCCAGCAAAGCACTCCGTCCTTCGTGCGGAACTTCCATTGTGTGTGCTTCGGCTTTCGCTCCGTCCTCGTCTACCGTTGTTGCGTGGAGTGTGTGCATCTGTTCGATGAATTTAGCCAGGTCAACATCATCCATTCCTCCGGCGTTCTGGATCGTCCAGTAAAAGATGGATGCCTCGTCAACCGTATTCGCAAAACCGCTCTTGATCAGATCATAACAGTCAATCTGTTCTCTCAGACCGACCAGCTCACTCTGGTGCTGTGGATTCCCCCATAACGGCACAATCGGAAGTGTCGGGTAGTTCTCTCCGTCATAGATAAGGTCACCATCTGCCTCTGTGGATGCGATATTTAAGATATATGGGCGTTTCTCTGCCTTGACGCTCCATTCTCCGTCCTTGCGGATGCAACTCGTATATCCGTCAATCTCGTAGAACGTTGCACGTAATGGTTTGTCATCATCCACCTGCCACCATCTGATCCCTGCCATCATTGCACCGTTCTCTTCGTCATAACTCGGCACAAATTCAAGGATCGTGAACACTTCCAGGTGGTCAAGGTTAAAAAACCCGAACGACAGACCGCCCCACAGCGC